TTCAAATACCTTTACGTTATCTAACTTAGCTTGATTTAATAATAGTGTTGCTGTACTGATTGAACTACTTTCGTCAAATCCTCTTTTTTGAAAGAATCCAATTACAGCGTCAACTTCGTTTGACGGGAAAGATAGTTTTTCTGTAAAATAGTTATCAAAAAATTCTGTAACATTTTGATCTTTTGTCTTTGGGGTTGTTGGTAAACTACTCATGTTATATTCCTATGTTGAAGCATTGTATTGAGCTCTAGCATCAGCTACACTTTGACCAGTTCGATTCTGTATAGATTTTATACCTTGTCTTTGTGCATCACTGGCCGCTGCCGCTGGATTATTTTTAACTGCTTTTGAAACTAATGCTACAGCACCTACTCCTGCGGCTGCTAATAGTAAATCTTTTGATCCGCCCTTGCCGCCATTCTTTGGAAATAATGTATTTGCAACGCCGCTTACATTTGTTCCTGTTGCGGCACCAAGTGCACCTGTAAGTATATTGAAACCTTCTTGGCGTAATCCTTCTTTACTTAAATTTCTTACATTACCTATTAAGTTTGCACCCATTAATACAGCTAATAAAGGATTCTCATATGCTTCGCCACTAGCAATAAAATCATATAAACTAAATGCACCATCTATAGCGCCGGCTAAGCCGCCGCCTCCACCGCCTGCTAATGATAGCGGACTAGGTGTATTATCATAATGGTCCTGGCCAAAGCCAGTTGGATTACCGTTTGCTCCTACTTGTACTGCTCCACTTTCGTAAAATACAGCTTCGTATGCTAGTGTAATTTTATTTTCTAAAGTGCCGGCACCGTCTGCATTACTAATATTGTCATGTGCCCATTGTGTAATGATAGGATTTACAAGAGTATAAGTTACATACTCTCCTCTAGCCATTGTGCTTATTTTAATTTCTTTAAAGAACGGTACACCTGGGTTATTTACATCCATACCATACTTAAAATTATTTTTAATTACACCTTCGTATGTATTATGTGGATTAGTTGCATATGCTGCGCCGCCGTTTATCCTTTGGTTACCATCAGCAAAATAATATCTATAATATGCTTGTAGAAATGCTGTGGTTAATCCTTGATTATCATCATGCATTGTAATACTTACTGGATCATATTGTATGCCAGTCTGTACATTTTTAATTCTATTATATTTTTTCTTTGTTTCTACGTTTGCTGAAAATGAAGGTAAATCTGCTGACTTAACAAGCATACCAATTTCATTTAATGGACCATTTGAAAACAGTTTAGGAATTAACGATCTTCCTTGTTCTGTAACAACAAATTGCACATGATAATTAAACTTACTTCTAGGAGCAAGTCGCATGTTTGCATCAACGTATAATCGCGAACCGTGTTGCCAATCACCCATATTTCCTTTAGGAGATAGTGCGCCTGTTGCTATTGAGTCTAGTAATCCGTTAAATTTATTTGCCATACTAATATTTATCCAACTTATTAATGTACGTATATAAAGAAAAAAGGGAGCGCAATGGCTCCCTTAAAAAAGACTAAATGTATTTTGTTATTATTATGCGCCGCCGCCAGTTACTGCTGTATTAACTGTACGTCCGATAGCTGTACCAATACCTGTACCTTGTGGTGATTGTATTGCGTTATCATAACGTATTGCTAGTGTTACGCTTACTGGATCAGTTGAGTTTGAATATGCTAAACTATTATAGTTTGCACTTTCACAATAACAACCGTATAATTCAAATGTTTCTAATACATTTGGTACGTTTGCACCATTACCACCATCTAAGATTTCAATACGTGTTACGAATTTATAATCTTGTCCTGATGCTGCACTTGATTGCTCATAGAAATCAAATTGTTTCTGTAGTTGTTCGCCAACTAGTTTTTGTACATTATTGTTTACATCTTCACGTAAGTTCAATGTAATTGGTTCCCAAGTATGTTTACCTGCTAGGTACACACGTGAGTTATATACGTCTAGTGTCATTTGTTCAAAACTTACATTTGGTCTAGTTACGTCAATAACTTGTTTTGTAAGTTCTGTTGTTGGTGTACTAACGCCAAAGTTTTCTAAGCTCACTCTAAAGCGATACTGTAACTTGGGCATTAAAAGTCCCTGATTACTAGCGGAATCTCCGCTAGCCAGTGGAACTGTAATTTTTGATAGTGTTGAAATTGCCATTTAGTCTGCTCCTGTTATATATATTTATCAGATTATAGTCCTGATATTTCTCCAGTATTTTTAAGTCTTAGTGGTATGTAAATAAACTCTACTGCTTTAACAGGCTCAATAGCAATGTCTAAGTATAGCTCATTCTTATCAATTCTGCTTGGAGTATTGTTTGATTCATCACAAACTACTAGGTAATCATACAATCCACGCTGTCCAACTAACTCAAGTAACAGACTCTCTGCTGCTTGTTTAATCTCATCACGTGTAATTTTATCATTAGGCTCAAAGATATATGGCTTAGCAAGTGTGTTAAGTTGACTACGTAAGTAGATAACCAAACGTGCTACGTTAATTCTATCTAATGCACTTGCGCCTCTTGCACGAGTCTTCTGTCCAAAGTTAACAAGTCCTGCACCTGTAATAAACGTAATTGGGTTAACAGCACTTGAATATAAAGTATCTCTTTGTCCTTCATTCAATGCTACTGCAACAAATTCGCCTTCACTATTTACATAGCCTGTTGATGTTGCATTTGTAACTCCACCACGTCTTGTACCTGCTGGTGCAAACCATGGATAACTAACCTGATCACTAAGTGCAATAGTTCTTAGCATCATATGCGAAGCTGGAACTATAACATTGTTACCAAAGTTATCACTTGTAAATCCTGCAGGGTAAAATACTCCTAAGTATTCGTCTCTGCTTACTAGTCCGTTGTCGTTATCTTCAACCGCTGTGTTAACATTTGTTGCCCAATCATTAAGTGATGTTGCATCTGGTGTTAAACGGAATGGTGAATCACCTAAGATAAACGCTGTTAAGCCTCTATCATTATTTAAGCTAATCATTTCGCCAATTAGTTCTGGATAACCTGGTGATGCCATTAAGTTAAACAATCTTGATTCATCATCTCTAATGTCATCGTTACTGTTAACTACTGCTTGTAACGCTTGTATTACAACTTTACGTTGTGCTTTACGTCCAAAGCTACCTGCACCATCAGCTTGGTTACCTGACTCAGTTACCCATCTGTGTGGATAATAGTTAGCCATTGACTCATCTGATTGACGTTTGTTTTCACTTGTTGTATCAATATAGTTACGCTCAAAACGCTTAACATTAAATCCACTGCGTCTTAGGTTCCATAACAACATACCTTTTGGATATAGTGCAGGATCCGGTGCATCTGGGTCTAAATAGTTACTTGCTAATAATGCTGGAATAGTTCCGCTTGGAGCAACAGTAGTTGTTCCTGGTCCTGTTCCGTAACGTGCATCTGAAAACAGTATACCGTTTTCTGTTGTTTGATCGCTACTGTCTAAAGCTGATCCCCATTTTTGTGCTGTTGTTCCTGAAATATCTACATTGTAACGATACACAGTTGGATAGTTTTCTAAATCAGCTGTGCTAATCCAAAGATCACCTGTTACAAGTGCGCTTCCATCACTTTGCTGTGTAGGCATAGTAGCTGCAACAATTGGTCCTTCTGGATCGGCTGTTGGATATGCTGTTGAATCTCCATAACCTACCCAAGTTGTACCATTGTGCCACAACATATCAACTTCGTCAACAATTGAATTATACCATAACTGTCCTTGTGTTGCCAATGATGTAACTGCATCAGCACTTGCTGTATATGTTAATACACGCCAGTTAGTAGCTTGGAATTGTTTTGGACTTGTAGCGTCAGTTGTTCCGTCAACAAACGTTAAGTTTGCTGTTGATGTTGCATCTGTACTTACAAATGGTTTGAAACCCATTGCATTTAGTAATCCAGTTGTGTCAACAAGTTTAATTTCGCCGCCTTGTGAATGACTAATTACAACTCTGTTTGATGCGTCAACTGTTGCACTTACGTTAGCAACACCTGCTGATGTAATTGCTGCTGCAATTAAAATAGCATCGCCGCTACCACTTCCTGTTGGAGCTACTGTAACAGTTACAGGAGTACTAAATGCTGCACTACCTTTGTTTGTACTTGACATTGTAAAGTTATGCGATCCTGCTCCTGGTGTAGTTGTTGTAAGTATTGCACTACTAATATTAGTTGCGCCACTTGCTTGTCTACGGAAAATTGTAAAATTGCCCATAGGTAAAGAATCATTAGCAACATTAGTTTTAGCATACAAGTCGCCGATTGCTAAATTAGCGCCGCCGCTTGTTGAATCTAAACCGTAAATTGCTGATGCTGCATCTGGATACATTGCTGTTGAAATTTCGTCCCATAACAATGTAGTTGCATTCCAAAGTTTAACACTTAGTTTTGCACCACCATTTGGAACTGTTGTTTTAAACCAAATACTACCAGATGGTCTAGATGTTCCTGTATCTGTTGCTTTCCAAGTTGGCACACTTGTATGTGCTGATATTTGTAAAGCTGGTGGAAGGAAAGTTCCTGCTGTTATACCAAGCTCTGAAAGTCTAGTTGCATCACCACCAATTACAATTGGACCTCCTGTACTTGAGTCATCAGCACCTGAACTTGTTCCGTTGCTATATATTTCTAAAAATCCGTCTACAGCCGCTGCACTAATGCCTTGTATTCCTGCATTTGTAATTGCTAACGCAACATCTATAACTGTGTTAGAACCTACTGATATAAGTGTTCCGTTTACAGTAATATCTGCTGTACCTGCAAAACTAGGATTTGCTGTTGAACCTTTAACTGTAGGCCAACTTTTAATCCAATCAGCACTTCCAACAGTAACCCATGCACCGCTTGAATTTTTGTACCATAGTTTGTTGATTGTAGTTACAGCTACAATTAAGTAATCGCCAATTGCACCAATTGATGCTAGTGGAGTATAATCCCCGCCATCATAATCAACAACTTGGTTTTGTTTAAATATTACTGTAGGTGTCTTTGTTGTAAAAGTTTGTCCACCTGTAGTGTTAATAGCATTGCTATTCCACTGTTGAATACCGTATCTTGAACCATCTGTATCAAACCAATATGTACCTGCTAAGGGATTTGCACTCGGTGCGTCCGCTGTAGCTTCTAATTCACCTAAATCAACATCTGCTCTTACAACGTATGCTCTATTGCTTACACCTAATAATGAGTAAGCTGCTTGTAAGCCATATTCGTTAAGTTCGCCTGCGTGAATTGGATTATTATTGTTATCTGTTTTAAATATTGGATCGCCAAATGTGTCCGCTAAATCTCTTTGTGATGTTAGCAAATAAGGTTTACCTGCATTTGCTTTTAGTGTGCCTTGTGCTGTTCCTGTTCCTGCTGCATTCTTTTTATTTGATGCACTAGTAACAAAAATCATAGGCACTGTACCTGGCTCAGCTGGTGTGTAAAAACTCTCGTCAATTACGCTGACCTGTACTCCTGGTGATGTTAAAGCCATATTATTTCTCCTGTTGGAATCTTTTGCTATATGTATTTAGCAGATACGAAAAAAAAGATACGTATATAACCATATAAAAAGGTACCAAAAAGGTGAGGTAAATACAATATGAGACCTTTATGTCAATGTAAACGAAGACCTGCGGCTATTAATTATAAAAAAGGCAATAAAACCTACTATCGTAAATTATGTGAACGATGTTTACGCAATGGAACAAACTATGGTATACCTAAATGGCAACAACGGGGTTACGAAAAAAAGAACTTCTGCGAGAAATGTAATTACTCATCTAAGCATCAAGAACAGTTTAATGTTTTTCATATTGATGGAGATTTAAATAATTGTAAGGCTAATAATCTTAAAACTATATGTGCTAACTGTCAACGTATTATGCAGAAACAAGGGGTAAAGTGGAAACAAGGTGACCTTGTACCTGACTTTTAAGATCGCCTAAAGTTCCGTTATTACTTACTTGTGCATTAAAATTTACATTAGCCCAGCGCCATTCTGATTCATGAACATCTTTAGGTTCAACGCCGATATCTTGATACATTCGAAACCAAACAGGATCAGGTCCTCTCATTGCTCTCCATACGTATCCGTTTAGTTTATGAATCATACCTGCTTCATTAG